CTCCGCACTGCCACCGCCCAGGCGACCCGGCAGCTTGCCACTTGGCTCGACACCCGCTTCACCGCGGAGATCTCGTCAGCCAAGTGGAACTACCCCACACCTCCGAAGGTGCGGGACATCGTGGATACCGGCCGCCTCCGTGCCAGCCAGACTCGATCCGTCAACGCTGATGGGTCAGTCACCTTCACCTGGCCGGTGGAATACGCCGCCCAGGTCCACGAGGGCGGAGTTGCCATCACCGGCCTCCGCTTCCCCGGCCGACCTTGGACTAAGGCTCCTCTTGAAGAAGCACAAGCCCAGTTCGACCGCTTCCTGCGCAACGCTCTCCGCGCTGAGCAGTCATGACGATCTCAACCAGCTGCCCCGAGGTGCGCTCCCTGCGCACCACCATCGAGCGCTACATCCTCGATCTCTACGAGGTCGATGGCACCACGCTCAAGTCGCAAGCCAGCTGGCCCGGCTACTACACCTTGCCCAACAACACCCGCATCCCTGCGGTCTACGTCGTCGGCGAGGCCATGGTTCCCTCCAACTGGGCTGTAACCGGAATCGAGTGCACCATCACTGATGTACCCGAGATCGTCTCTCCTGGCTCCGTCGGAGCCATCCTGTCCTTCGAGCGCTGGCCTGTTCGTTTCACGAACTACGGCACCCGCAAGGGCACTCGCATGCCGATCTCTCTGCTGGACATCAGCAGGCGCCTGGCACGCACCTTCCCCCGGGATAGTGCTACGCACACTCCCCGGACCGAGGCCACATACGAGGCCTTGACGGTGTCCATCTTGGGCCCCGTTCTGAACCCCCCGATCCCATAAGGAGTCCCAACCATGGCCGACTACGCCATCGGGCTGTCGTTCCACAAGGCTCACCGGACCCTAGTCCGTGCCGTGGACCTCACCCCTCCCTGCCGCTACTTCGCAACCCGCGACACCGCCGGCATGGTCACCCTGCCCACTCTCGACACCGGTTCCCGCTACGTCGAGATCCAAGGTGTCAGCAACACCACCTTCGCCATCAACGACAACAACCAGGAGTTCCGCCTTCTGGGTGACGACGGTTGGGGTGACTCGGTGATCACCGGCTCCAGCGTTCAGGCCTCTGTGACTGCCTACTTCCTGAAGGACACAGGCATCCCGGCCGGCCAGAACTGCCCCGTGTTCCGCGGCAACTACGAAGAGGGCTTTTCTCTTATCGAGAAAGCGCGGTACAACAAGGACTACGAGCTCTACATCGAGTTTCTTAAAGAGCTCGGTCAGGCCAACGGTACTAGCGGCAACTACATCTACGACTTCACAGGCTTCAACGCCGTCGTGATGAACTACAACGAGAACCTCACCGCAGAGGGTCTCACCGAGGTCTCCTTCGACCTGATGTCCCGCGGTCGCCCCGTATTCGGCCGCTACGACGCTGGTGCTACCCCCCTGGCCTTCGGTGGCGTGCAGTCGAGCCTGCTGTTCACCTCTGCTACCTCCGGCACCCGCCGGTATGCGGTTGTGCCGGCTAACAACGCTGACGAGATTGCAGTAGGCGACAACCTCACTGTCACCTACACCAGCGATGGCAGCACTGCGCTGACCCAGCTCTCCCTGGGCCAGACCAACGGCAGCGGCTTCCGCCTCGAAGTCGCCTCCAGCGGCACTCTTGTCCCTGCTGTCGTATCCCTGGCCAGCAACGTCGTCACTATCAACCCCTCTGCCAATCTGGCGGCTGACACCATCTACCGCCTCCGCGTGGCTGACGGTGCCATCAGACAGGCCCTCGACAACAGCGGTAACCCCTCTGCTACCGGTGTTCTGTTCCCCCTCCAAGGTTTCGAGACCCTCTTCCGTACGGCCTAAGGGTCAGACTGAGCTCGAGCCAACTACTCAGCCCCGCCACCGCGGGGCTTTTTTGTACCTACAGCAATGCAACACGACCTCTTAATGGACGCAGCCCACATGGTGTATGCAGTGAACTGCCAAGTACAAGGCGACACCCTTCACTGCGGCGCCTTGTACCTGGAGCCCCTGATCCCGTTCAAATCTATACGCTTAGCGTATGAGGCTGCTAGCGTGATGGTTGAACTACCTGACGAGCTCGTAAACCAAGTTGAGCCTTTCAGGTCTTGGTCCATCGATCTCCCCATCGCTGATGTCTAAGTACGCGTCGCTCCTGTTCTCCCCCGAGGAGTACCACGAGATCGGCCCTTTCCGCTTCCCCGTTTACCACGACCTTGTACCAGGTGAAGCTAAGGGCATTGAAACGCTAAGCCGTAAGCAATCTAAGTCGACATTCCGCTCTATTAAGCTTGCGCAACGCATTGCTAAAGACAAAGGCATCACAACCAAAGAAGCTATTGACCTTCTCGGCAACTCCGCCGAAGAGAACCAAGAGCTTCTCTACGACTACGCTTCTGATCTTGAAGAGCTGCAGCGCGACGCCATTGGAGCTGTCGAGCAGCAAATCGCCTTCGTCACGCTCTTCATGCAGTACCGCGGCGAAGCCAAGCTGCCCCGCGCCAAGGACTGGCAAAAGCTTGAAGACTGGACCGAGGCCGACACCGAAGCCATCCCCACCCGCTTGATGGAGCAAATCTTCGAGCTCCTCACCTGGGAGCGTGATGGCTGGCCCACAGCGGAGGGAAACGATTCGGCGGAGGAGCCCGAATTCAGCCCTCCCCCGAGCAAATCCTGAAACAGGCCGAGGAAACGCTACGCACCCCGCTGTCTGACTGGGACTCGGTGTACTTCCGAGTCCGTTCATCTCCAGTAGGTGGAGACTTCACCCCCGCCCGGTTCCTCCGCACCCCGATTAGCACAATCCGCTGGCTGCTGCGTCAAATCGACGACCTCGAGCGCGGTAATGCCAACACGCAAAGCGTCACCGCGGCCCGGCTTACCACCGTGCTGATCCAGATCGCACACGGTTTCTCCGGTTCCAAGCGCCCCGCACCCAAGGTGCAGCCCCGCGATTTCTTCCCCTTCCCTGACTGGAAACCAACAGCAGCAGTCTCCGACGGCCCCGACGGACCCACCAAGTTCATCCTCTCCGAGCTCGTACGCACCCAGTGCCTGCCGCTGCACGTCTACGCCGCGCTCGCAACCGCAGCCACAGGCCCGACCTAACATACGAGTAGCGCATATCGGCCCGTGTCTGACTTTCGGCTCAACGTAATAGCTGAAACTCAGGCCGCTGAGCGAAAACTACAGCAGGTAGATAAAGCAGCAGATAAAGCTACGCGTTATCGTGCAATAAAAATAGATCTAGGGGAGTTAAATAAAACTTTTACCACACTTGAACGTAATTTCACACAGACAGCAAAAAGAGTAAAGCAAGCTTATACTGTTAGCAAATATATACCTGGGTTAAGCGAGCAAGTAAATAAAGCAGAAGAGTACACAAAAGCTACAGTTAATACAGTTAAAGCGCAGTATAAAATAGGCCAAAATTTAACTAAAAATGCACAGGCCGCAGGCATATTTACTAACACGCTAAATGCTGCTAGCAAATCTAGCGGAGCTGTTTTAGACAATCTTGCGAAAGTAGGTCTTGCCACCTTCGCCCTCAAAGAGGCCGTCGGCGTCGTCCAAGCCGCATGGAATGGCTTCTTCAACAACACCATCGGCCGCGAGATCAAGCTCCGCGAGACGATCCTCAAGACTCAAACGACACTCGCGTCTACAAACCGCGTCTTTGCCGGTGGCAAAGAGATCACCGATCCGTACCAGAAGATCGTCTCACTGACCGGCGCCGTAGCAGAGCGTATCGATTCCATCCGAGAACGGTCCATCGCCCTGGCGGGCGTCACCTCGAATGACGTCATCGAGGTCTTTGGCCTCGTTGCTGCACAGGTAGGACAGATCGGCGGTGGCTTGAAGGAAGCCGAAGACCTCGCGATCAACTTCGCTGCCGCTCTCGGCACCTTCGGAATACCGCTGTACCAGGCGCAGCAAGAGATCGGCTCCATCCTTCGTGGTGACATCACCACGGACTCGTATCTAGCCAAAGCGCTCGGTATCACCAATGAAGACATCGCTCGCGCCAAGTCTCAAACCGGCGGCGTAACCAAGTTCCTCGAGGACCGCCTCGCCGCCGCAGTAGCCGGCCAGAAAATTGCCGCTCAGGGCTTCGCCGGTGTCATCTCCAACATCGCTGACCTCGGTGAACTCATAGGCCAGAACTTCGGCCGCGGCCTTCTCGACCCCCTGCTTGCCGGCCTGACCAGTGTCTTCGAGACCCTGTTCAAGATCCGCACCCAGATCTTCGCCATCGCCGAGGGCGCCGGCCAAGCCATCGGCCGCGCCGGGCAGCTCGTCGTCGGGCTCACCGCCGGCCGCACCGGAATCGGCGCCGGCGACCCCTCCCGCGCCGCCTCTGCCGCTGCCTCCGTCGCGCAGCAAGGCTTCAACCAGATCGAGCTTGTCGCTCAGCGCACCGTCGGTGCCCTCACGCAGGCCATCGAAGCGTTGAAGCCCACCGCGCTGATCCTGGTCGATGCCTTCCGCAACATCGCCGAGGCCTTTGTCCGCATCAAGGTCGGAACCTTCGAGGCCCTCGCCTCCGCCCTGGCCAACATCGCCAGCGTCGTCGGCGCTATTTCGCAGCCTCTGGCGGGCCTCTTCAACCTCTACTCGCGCTTCCTCAACACCCCCGCCGTCCAGTACTTCTCCGAGGTCGCCGCAGTACTCGGTCTCCTCAAGCGCGTCGGGCTCGACGCCGCTACACAGCTCGTACTCTTCGGCCGCTTCATCGTTGGCGCAGTCATCCCCGCCATCGGCGGCCTCGGCACAGCTCTCGCCGGCCTGGTCGGTGCCATCGCCGCAGTTGTCCTAGCCGTCGGCAAACTGATCGTCCTCTTCGCCGGTCTGGCCACAGCGCTCGTAGGCCCAGCCGCCGCTATCCCCGCTCTGGCAGCCGGCCTCAAGGCGCTATCAGTTGAGCTGCTCACCATAGGCAAGCAAGCTGTCACGTCAGGTGCACAACTGAACGGCCTCGCTGCTGGCTTCCGCGGCCTCGGTGCTGGTGCAAAAGCCGCCGGCGCATCGATCCTGGCTTCCTTGGGCTGGATCGCCGTCATTCAGATCGGTATTGCTGCTGTAATCGACGCCTTCGGTCG